AGTCAGAGTACCGTTTCGGTACCGAGGGTTCAAATCCCTCTCTCACCGCCATAAAACATTGATTTATTGAGTGGTTGCGACACTCAAAAAATTATTTTGACAGGTTTTGACAGGGTAGAAAGTCAACCAAAATATTAAATTATCTGGGTTACCATTGTTTTTAATGGTAACTTTTTTTATTTTGATTAACTAAGTAAGTTTATCAGATACCTATTTTTTCATTTATTATAGATACAGTTGATAAATTACTTTTATTCATTTGATGCACATATATATCCATTGTTGTTTTAGCACTGCTATGTCCTAAAAACATTTGAATGTCTTTTACATTAACATTACTTTCACACAATATTGTAGCACAACTGTGTCTTAAATCATGAAACCTAATATGTGTTAAATTATGTTTTGCTAGGAACTTTCTAAAACCATTTGTTAAAAATTTTGGCTTATGCAGTTCCCCACCTTCATTCACATAAACATATTCTTCATCTTTTGTATAGTATCCTTTACCTAGTCTTTCTTTATTTCTTTTTTGCTCCTCTTTTAATTCCAGAAGCATTTCTTTTATTGAACCAGGTAAAACAAAACTTCTTAAACCAGCTGTACTCTTAGTCTTATCTTTTTTTATTAAGATATTTTTACCATCTAAATTAGTTTCTGTAACTGTATGAATAATACTCATTGTATTATCTACAAAGTTTATAGCTGACCATTTTAAACCTAGTAATTCACTTCTTCTTAAACCAAAGAAGCTAGTTATAACCACTCCTAAATACAGTGCTTTATCTTCTTTTTTTAATATTTCAAGCATTTCTTTTATTTGTTCATGGTTATAAACTTTTGCAATATATCTGACCTTTTTAGGCTTTTCAACATTCAACATAGGATTTATATTAATTACTCCTATTTTCTGAGCATACTTGAATGTTAAACTTAAAAGATTATGATAATGAATAACTGTATTAGCAGAAACCCCTCTTACATTTAATTCATGAAAATAATACTTCTGGATATCAAATGTGTTTATATCCTTTAATTTTTTATTTTCTTTAAAAAAGTAAGGTAATATAGATATTTTGGTATTTGATAGATAAGATGAGTATGTAGCATCATCAATTGTTTTAAATCTCATTTTTACATATCCTAAAATGAAATTACAGAAACTAATTTCTTTATCAAATAAATTTACATCCTGGTCTATTTTTTTTAAAATACTTTTTCTGCTGCTATTTTTTTTATCTTCAGATATACCAAAAAACTTTCTACATTCTTCCTCAAAAACTTTTAGCATTTCTTCAGCTAATTCTTCATTATCAGTTTTAGATGATTTTGATTTTACAATTTTTTTCTTATTTTTTATATATTCAAAAACTAAATGGTAAAACTTACCTCTTTTTCTAGTGTAGCTTGATGTATACAAGAATCCTCCTTTATCTTTTTTTAATAGCTACCGATAATGAATTATCAGGCAACTATTAAAAAAAGTCAATATACTAATTTCTTACATTGCATTTAAAACATACTCTATCAGACATTCCTTTGGTATTTTAATTAATTTTCCATTTCTTATAGATTTTATTTCTCCAGTTTCAGTTTTCCTTATAAGATTACTTTTACTAATTCCTAAAAAATCAGCAGTATCTTTTGTTGATATGAAAAATGGAAGTTTCTCTAATTGTTTTTCTAATGATGCTCTCATTTCTTGTGCTGTCATTTCTATCACCTTTATTTAACATATTGATAAGATTGTGGAGCTTTTTCTATTCCAAAATCTTTTAATTCTAGTTCTTTTTTATATTTAATAACTTTTTTTATTTTTATAGCATAAGCAACTTTTGAATTTTTATAGTATTCAAAATATTCTTTTTCTGAAATACCTAAATTATTTTTAAGAGATTCCCATAAAGGTTTAGGAGCTGAAGAAATTATTCTATCTATAATAATTTCTCCAACAACCTTTTTTTCAGGAAAACTTGAATATATAATAATAGTGTCTACAGTCTTTTTAAAAAGCTTTTTTCTAAGTTCAAAAGTTTTAGTTCCAGCAAATATTTGTTCTACAAATTTAGGCTTTATTGACATTAAAACTTTCATAATCAACCTCTATCTTATTAAATAGACCTTCTCCAATCCTAGAAACAGCTATTTCAATGTATTCCTTTTTAAGTTCTACTCCAACTCCATTTAGATTTAAACTTTTTGCAACTTTTAATGTAGTTCCTGAACCAAGAAATGGATCCAATACTATACCATCAATAGGACATCCAGCTAAAAGACACCTTTTTACTAATTCCTCTGGAAAACTAGCATAGTGTCCTTCTTTTATTCCTTTTGTTGCGATGCTCCAAACTGTCCTCATATTTCTTCCATTCTCATTGTAAATAGTTTTCCAAGGTTTATCTATTCTTTTCATAGCAGTTTTACTTTCTCCAGCTTCTAACATTTTTTTCTTTCCTGTAGGCATAACTCCATCTTTGAAACCATTTAAAGTTTTTTCAGAATATGGTTCATACCGCTTTTTGAAATAGTATTTTTGATTTTTTGTAAAGAAAAATATTTTTTCAAAATCATTTGTGAATCTATCGTTCAAAGACTCAGGGAGAACATTTGGCTTATGCCAAATAATTTCATTTCTTAAAATCCATCCTTGGTCAATCATTTTAATACATAACCTTTCAGGAATCATCATCTTTGATTTTCTTTGAATATTTGTTTTTCTTGGAATAGTCTTAAATGTATTTTCTTTGCCTCTTTTTTTATTGCTTCTTTTAGAAAATTTAGAATTAACATTTGAATAAGTATCACCTATATTAAGAAAAAATGTTCCTGACTTTTTTAGAACTCTATATAATTCATCCATTATAAGCATTAATTTTTCAATATATTCTTCAATGTTTTCTTCTAATCCTATCTGGCCAGAAATATTATAATCTCTAAGTTGCCAATATGGAGGAGATGTTATAATACAATCTATGCTTTCTGTATCTAATGTTTTTAAAACCTTTAAACTATCTCCTTTTATTATCTTCATTATTATAGTCAGCTCCTCTCCTTAACTGTTTTTTTTAAATAAAACCATTAGTATCCTAGTTGTTCATGTAATTGTGGATTTTCAAAAATATTACCAACAATTTCAAAGTCTCCTTCTCTTTCTGAAAGGTGTTCTGTAATATTTTCATAAGAAACACGATAAGTACCTTTTTCATCATCATAGGAAATTAATCCATAAATATCATCGATACCATCATTAAATAGAATTACATCCGCTTCATAAAGTTCTTGACCTGCCTTATCTTTTGTTCCAGTAAATTGTAAAAGTTCTATATCTTTAAAATCAGCAATTTTATAATCATCTTTGAAAAGATTTCCATCAACAGTGTATCTGATATATTGATAATTTAAATCAATTCCAATAATAGCAACCATTTTATTTTCTTTTTTTAACCAGGCTTTCATTTTAAATTCTTTCATTTTTCTCCTTTTTTTATCTTATACAATTTAGCTTTTAATTTAACTATTCCTATTCCAACTTTCGTTAAATCTGCATCATCTTTTTTTAATTCGTAACGATTTAATTGTCTTAATTCATTCTTAGTTACACAAATTAAATTTTCTAAATTAAAATTAGTTTTATCTCCATCAGCAAAAATAATTACATGTCCTTTTGGGATTTCCCCATTTACTCTTTTCCAAATTATTCTTTGTTTATATTCCCAAGTGTTTGGAGCTTCAGTCTTTATTAATGTATAACCATCTTTAGTGATTGATTCAGTTCCTATGGGTTTTTCCAACCATTCTACTTCTCCATTTTTATCATATTTTCTAGGTTTTACTCCTGTTTTTTTCCCTTTGTTCCAAGGAATGAAACCTCTTTTAAAAGACCCTCTATTAGTTTTTACATATTTATAATCTATATTTACTTTTCTTAAACATTTTCTAAAATAACTTAAACTAATAGAATCTATTTTGTATTTGACTTGAAATAGTTTTACTAATTCTTTATAAGTTTTTTCTCCATTGAAGCTCTTTAAAAATGTTATTTGTTCTTTAGTAAATTTCATATTTATCCCTCCAGCATTTCAGGAAATTTTACATCTGCTCCTTGCATAGAATCTTTTGCTTTTATTGCTTGTAATGCTAGATGAGCATTTCCTACTATTGCAGATGCAACACTTACTATTGCTTTTGTTCTTATTACTTCTGTATCTAATTTTTCACCTTCTAGCTCTTCTTCATTTAATCTTTCTAGTTGAGCAAAAAGATAATTATTTAAGTCAATTAGTGTATTTTTCATTTTTAACTCCTTTTAAAAAACTTTGTTATATGCTGCTTTTGTTAAACCTTCTGTTTCATCTAAATAAATTTGAGTTGTATCTAATTTCTTATGCCCCAAAAGATTTTTAATATCTATTATTGACATTCCTTTTTTCCAAGCTGTTGTTGCGAATGTTCTTCTGAATCTATGAGGATGAACATTTTTAACTCCAGCCTCTCTTCCAGCTTGTCTAATCATTATTTCTACACCACTAATTTGCAATTTTTTATATGGTTTTAAAAGAGAAACAAAAATATGTTCATCATTTGTATCTAAATTTTCTCTTTCTTCTAAGTATTCTTTAAGATAAAACTCAGCTTCTTCATTAAAATATACAGTTCTATATTTTCTACCTTTTTCAAATACAGTTATAGTTTTTTCTGAAAAATTTATATCATCAAATTTAAGTCCACACAGTCCCCCAACTCTTATCCCAGAATGCAGTAATAGTTCAAATATTGCTCTATCCCTTTTATTAGTAAAAACCTTTCTTATTTTTGCTAATTCTGTTGCAGAAAAAGCTTTTTTCTTTTCTCTAACTTCATTTATCTTTTTTACTCTAGCCATAGGGTTTTTAACTATAAAATCAAACTCTTGCAAAAAAGTAAAAAATGAACTTAAATTTCTTCTAAGATTATTTGCTGTAGTTGATGTAACTTTATCTTTATACATTTTTGCCCCTAAAAAGCTTATAACATCATTTGAAGTCACACTTTGAAAAGGTTTACTTCCTAAAAACTCATTAAAATTTTCAAGAGTTAAAACATAATATTTTAATGATTTATCACTTAAGTTTTGTACTTTCTTTTGTATTACAAATTGTTTAATTAATTCTAAATTTCCTTGCCCATTGCTCACTACTAAAGCATTTTCGTTTCTGTAGAGAATATTTCTTAAAATGCTCTCTATTTTAAAAGTTTCATCATCAGAAAAACTCTTTAATAGTTCATATTTAAATTCTGTTATTAAATTTTCTTCCATCATTAACTCCTAACTATTTCCACTAATACTATAATTAAATGTATCCCATCTTCCAAATATTTCTCCTGTTAAAGAATTTTTGTTTTCACATTTTGCTTTAGCTCCAACAATAGTCAACTGAACATAAGCCATTTGAATAGTATTTTCATCTAAATCACTACAATTAATAAAAATTCTTTTTTGATAATTAATTCCTTTTTCTTTTAATACTGCTAATATTCCTAGCATTAAACAACCTGAACCACATGCAGCATCAATTATTTTTATTCTTTTTTTTGAATTTAATTCTTTTATTAATTCATTAACTCTTGTTTCTGCCATAAGTTTTGAAAGATGAAATGGTGTAAAAAATTGACCTTTCATTTTATTGTGAATACCTAATTCATGATATATTTTGCCTAAGTAATCATCTATTTCTTTTTCAAATAACATTACCAGTTCAGCATGACATTCAAGAAAAACTTCAATTACTTTTTTACCATGTTTATCTACTATTCTTTTAAATTTTTCTTCCCTATCTGAATAACCTACTTTATTGCAAGTATTTGCATAAGTATAAAACATACATCTTACCCAATCAAAGAATATTTCATCATAGTTATATTTATGATCCAAATCTTGTATTTTTTTTACTATATTTTTGATTGAAGCTTCTCTAACTATTTCTTTTTTAGGAAGCTGTCCAAATCCAAAAAGGTTTAAGTTATCCTCCATTTTATCCTCCTAATTTTTAGTTTCTTTTTCCATAGTTTTATTTATGGCTTGCATTAAATCAAAGCCATTTACAGTACTCTTAATTTTTTCCTGCCATTTATCCCATATCATTTGACCTTTTTCGTCATACTTTTCTTTTATTTTTTCATCTTTAATTAGAGAAATGATTTTATTTGTTTCAAATGCAAAACCTATCATAGTCAAATGATTTTCAATATTATAAGGTTTTTCATTTATACATTTTTCTGCAACTTCATAATATTGTTCAAGTAAAACTTCTTCAAATGCTTTTTTAGTCAGATTTTCTACAATTTTTTCAAGTTTTTCTTTTATTTCTTCTTTTCTTTCAAAGTTTTCTTTATTATCCATTTTTATCCCCTCTCCTATTTAAATAAGTTTTTTCTTCTTTAAATCTGCATATTCTTCTAATTCTTTTACCAAATCTTGCTCTTTTACCTGGAACATTTTAAAATAATCTCCATTTTTTGAAATATATATCATACATTTTTGTGTTATAAATTGTTGTGGTATAAGTAAAATGTTTGGTTTATCTAAAGCTTTACCTTTTTCTCTCTCTAAAAATGCTACAGTTATATCCTGTGTTCCTTTAGCTCTAACCCACCAATTTATATTTTTTTCACTTCTTACTGTTATAGAACTATATTTAACATCAATATTAAGTCCTTTGAAATTAAAGTCAAAAATTGGATTATTCTTTTTCCAGTATTTGTTAGCATCAATAGCTTCAGGAACTAATTTTTGAAAATATTCTTCAGCTTCTCCACCTTTTTTTCCAGCTTCACTTCCATATTTGATTTTATCTTGAATTTTTAAAATTCCACTTCTTAATAGAATCTTATGTGCAGTCAGTATTGGCAAACCACTTTTTCTAACAGATTCATAAAAATCACCACATTCTATGTATATCTCAACAATCTTTTCCAATATCTTCCACCTCCATAAGATATGTTTCATTACTTCTTCTAACAAACCAATTTTTTGAAACTCCAAGATGTAATGATAATGTTTGATCTCCATCTGTTCTTTGAATTAAATACATTCCAGGACTTGTTTTAGATTCCATAATATATTTATATTTAGTAGTTTTATATTCTCCACAATATAAAGACTTTAATAAAATAATATCTCCTGGTTTTAATTCAACATTTAATTTATTATCAACAAGTTCTATTTTTTTCATTTTTCTCCTTTTTTTCTCCTGCTTCAACAATAATTTCTGTCAATAAGTTACAAAAATATGGTGACTTAAAATAGAAATTATTTGGATATGAAGATAATTGATTATTGGTATCTTCTAAAAACTTATTAACATCAAGTCCAGAATTTTTTAGTCTTATAAGTTCAAAATAAGTTTTTATAAGATTATCAAATTCTTTTAGTCCTGGATTAGCTTCAAAATAAACTTCATTAATATCTTCTTCATAACAACTATCTAGAAAATCTACTCTTGTCTGTATTTCAAGTTTTGCTTGAAAAATTAAGTTTTTAATTTTTTCTTTAAGTTCCCAGTAATACATAAATTTTAATTTTTCTTTAGCAGTTTTAGTTAGTCCATATATAACTAATTGTGTTATTTCTTTATTTTTAAATTTCTTTCTTTTGAAATATTTTTTGTGCATTTCTAATAATTTAACTTCAATTTCAAGAAAATTAATCTTTAGAGTAAAATTATTATTACAGACACTTAGAACGAAATTTGTGGATTCTTCTTCAAATAATTCAGTTTTATTTTTAGCCATCTTTTCTCTCTTTCCAATCAAATTCTTCATTTTCTTTTTTCTCTTTATAGAGTTTAATAGCCATATCCTTAGCACTATAGTTTCTCATACCTATTGTTTTTTCTTTACTTCTCTTTTTATATGCTGCATCAGCTTTGCTCTTGTCTCTCCAGTATTGCTTTTCACAAGTAGCAGAACAATACTTAACTCTCTTATCTTTAGTATCAGTAACATAAACATGAGCTCCACAATGTGCACAGATAAATTCACGAGGACAATCAACATTTTCATAAAATTGATTAACTCTTATTTTCATTATTCCTCCTATAAAAGTTCAGGAATTGCTATATCTTGATATACCCAATTCATATATTTATTGGATAAATCAAATAATTTATTTAATTCTTTTTCATCAATTCCAATCTTTCTAGCGATTCCTCTCATTTTAGCAGTATTTAAATCTTTTACCATTCTAGCCCATGAACCAAGTGTTCCCATGAAACCTGCTGGAAGCCTTTGTTTAATATCATCAAGAGTCAAAATAAATTTTTCACTAATTCCATTGAGACATTTTTCAGTTTGTTTTCCAATCACATCTCTATAAAATAAGTTATTTTCAACATCTTCTCCTTCATCTTCAGACTCAAAATAATTATTAAATATTTTATCTGCTACTGCCCTTGTTTTACTAATTAACATGAACTTATCAAATTTGATATAGCCTTCATTTTCTTTAATTTCTTTATCCCAAACTTCTTTATGTTTTTGACAAACAATTGAGATATTTAAAAGAGTCGTAGCAAACTTTGTAGCAAGAAGTTTTTCATCAGCTGGTTTTTTAATTATTTCAATTTCTTTTTTTTCATTTATTTTTATTTCCCTTTTCTCTGTTTTCTTTGCTTTCCTCATTCTTGACACCTTTCTCTGCCATAAGAGCAGCCAAAGCTATTTTTAAAATATCCATATTACCTTCCTCTATTATTAAATTTTTTTAAATAAAATTCATATTCTCCATTCTTTTTTAATCTTGATATTTTACTTGAACAAGTTCCAGGAGTTCTTTCTAGCATTAATCCTAATTCCTCTCTTTTCATAGTTTGATCATAACCAACTAAATCTATTAATTCATTAATAGTCCAATGTTTTCCAGTATTTTTAAATAATTCAGGAGTATAAACTAATCTTCCACTTTTATCTCTTTTATTTGTTTTCATAAAATCACATCCAACTTTCTAAAATTACAAATGGAAAATTAAGTTTTGATTTCAAAGATTTCCAGAAAGAACCTTTCTTACTTTCCATAGTAGTAAAGCCTTTTATTTTTTTACCAGTATTAGCTATAATAACTGCCTTATTGTAATCTTGTGTTAGGGACTCACCATTTACTAGATAAGTATCTTCCCATATTTTTCTTATATCTACCATTGTTCTTCCTCCTCATAAACTACAACATCATTAATAGTTATATTTGTCAAAGTCCAACAGCTATCACAAGCAAGTTTAAATGTTATACTATTCACAACTTCTAACCATTCCATTAATCCAATATTAGGATCTAATAGTACATTAGCTTTAAAAATATTCCAGTTTTCTGTATATTTTTCACTTTGATAAGATGAATTAGTTTTATATTTATTCCCAGAAGCTCTAAATTTACAATTTATTATTAATTCATCACTATCTAAAAAACTTTTTCCATTTTCAATAATTCCTATATTTAATAAAGTTTCTAAAATTTTGAAGTAAGATGATGTTATTTTTCCTGCTCTTACAAATCTAACATCATAAAGTAATGCCCATACTAAAGATTTTTTTTGTTGAATATTCATTTTTTCTAATACTCTCATTTTTATCCTCCTAAAATGTATTGACACTGCAAACAACTTCTTGTAAAATAAAACTGTTTCGGGGCTTTATCAACACGAGCAAGTTATTTGCAGTGTAAAATGATAAAGTCTTTTTTAGACCAATCTATTTAAAACCTTTATGAAAACTTTAAGTTCTTCTATTTCATTCTTTAAATTAACAATTTTTGAAATTCCAAGCATAGCAACTGCTGCATCATCTTCCACAAGAGAGTTATTATAGTCTATTGTTGCTTGTGCTTTTTCTATTAGAGTTTTTTTATCAATAATCATAGTTCCTCCATAAGTTTTTGTAGACTGTTGATATATTCAGTCAATTCTTTTTTATATTTCTCTTTTTCTTCATCTTTTAACTTCTTAACTCTTTTTTCCATTTTTTTGATTTTATTGAAATTAAAATATTTTTGCTCTTTAACTTTAACTTCAACTTTTTCTTCTGCTTTTGGTGGAGCTAGAAGTTCTCTTATTTCTTTAACTTTTAAAACATCTGTACTTAAAACAGCTTGAACATCATCAAAACCTAATGAATTATGAGATAAAACTTTTATGGCTTGATCTGACAAACTAAATATTTTATCTTTATAATCAGGTTGCCAAAGATATAAGTCCCAACGCTTTAAAAAAACTGAGACCATATCCTTTGTAAGTCCTGCACTTTCATACCAAGCCATAAAACTTCCAGAAGGCTTTAATAATTTTGCTACTTCTGCTAAAGAGCTACATATATCAAAAAGATTATTTTTGTATTTCCTAAAACTATTAAGAAGTTTTACTTCTTGTTCTTCAATTTTTGCTTTATCATCATCAGAAATTTCGTAACTAGCGAAATCAAACTTTCTTAATTGACTTCCAGCTAATGCTTCTTCAACTGCTTTCATTACATTATTTTCATTATTCATCTTCTATCTCCCTCCAAACTTTTACAAAAACATTTTTTATTTCATCTAGTTTTTGAGACCTTCTTTCCCAAAGTAAAGTACCATTTTCAATTAACTTCAAAATTATTGAAGATTGGTTAATTGGAATAGATAAGAATACTCCTGAACGAGTTAATTTATTTTTTAGAAAAGTATAAAAATCTTTTTCTATTTTTGTTCTTCCTACTCTATTTGGGATGACAGCTCTAATTTTAGATATATCCGTTTTTTTTAGTAAGTTTAAAATAGAGTTTGTTGTAACTGAGTCCAAGAAAGTTGGAACAATTATATGTTCAGCTACATCAACAAAGACATTATCCAAATTCATAACTGGAGAACCATCTATGATGATATGTTTAAATTCCTTTTTCAGATTATTAATTTGTTTCTTAAATTTTTCATCAAGATTCCCTTTTACCTTATAGTCTTGAAGATGCAAGAAAAATAAATTAGGTCTTAATTTTGTCAATTCATAATTCTTCCCTTCCAGCATATCTTCAAGCCCTTTTTTATTTGTATCTTCAATTTTTATTCCAGAATAATTTAAAACATTATTCTGAGAGTCTGATGTTAATAGCAAGACTTTTTCATTTTGAAAGGCTTTATAAGCTGCTAATTGTAATGCTATCCAGCTTTTACCTACTCCACCTTTATTGTTTTTTACAAGTACGACTCCCATAATCTCCTCCTATTTTTCTTTTGTTTTATTATTTTTTCTTGCAAAATATATTTTATGATTTTGCAAATTAATTAATTTAGCTCCTTCAAATTGCAACTGTAATAAAGACATAACTTGACCAGATTTTTTATTAACTAATGCAAATGTTCCATCAGCTCTCTTTTTTACAACTCCAGTCATAATAATAGTGTTATCTTTTTTTGCGATAACATAATCATCTGTGTAGATGAATTTTTTTCCTTCTTTTATTTCTGTACTCTCCAGCCAAATAACATCATTAAAATCAAAAGTTAATTCTTCATTTTTGTTTATTCCTGTTATTTTTCTACTTTCAAAGTTTATGTTTAAAACTTTATAAACTCCCCCAGTAATAATGCTGTAAAATTTTCCACGTAATTTCATTCAATTACACTCCTTTTTTGTTATAAAATTCAGGTTCTTTTAAAGTCTTTATTGTTCCAGTTTTTATTAAATATAAATGACAGAGTAACCTACCATAACTGGAGCAATATTTATATTTTTCAAAGTCCAATTTTTCATTATCAGAAAGCATTTCATTAACTTCTTGAAATTCTTTTTGAACTTCAACCCATTTTTCAAAAGGCATATTGATTTTTATTGTTGACATAAACCTCCTTTAAATTAAACCTTTTTCTTTAAGCTCTTGAAAAATAAAAGAACTAATTAATCTATAATACATAAATTCACTTTTATTTTTTAATTCAGAAAAATGTTTAATCTTATGTTTTTCTAATATATCTAGTTCAATCTTTTTTTGTTGTTCTAGGGAAAGTCCTTTAAAAATTTCAAGATATTTTTCATTGTTTTCACTCTCCTTTTTTTCTTCATTTTTTAAATTTTCCTGTTCAATTTCTCTATTTTCAATTTCTTTAAGGTTAATTTCACAAGTCCCTTTAAAAAGATGATTAGAGAAAATAGCAGCTATATTTTTTACTCCTGGTTTATTTTTTAAAATATCTATTTGTTCTTGGAAGAGCTTTAAAAGATATCCCAAAGAGTTAATCTTTAATAACTCAATAATTTTATTTTCATGCTTCTTAGAAAAATCAATTTTATTTTCTTTGAACCATTGTTTCATAATTTTTAAGTCATCATCTCCCTTTATATTTTTTATATTACTTAAAATATTATTATCATGATTATTATTTATTATTTCTTCTTTATTATTTATTGCCCCCGTATCGTTAAACGATGCGTCTGACGACTCGTAAAAGTTATTGAGATTATTAGTTTTTTTGTTTTTTTCAAAATTAGATAAATTTATTAACGATCCGTCTGACGACTCGTTAGCAGTTTCGTTATACGAGTCGTTATTTTTATAAATCAAAAGACCTATAAAATTTTTTAAAGAATTATCAGGACAATTAGAATGCATCAAAGATAAAAATTCTTTATTCTTTATTTGCCCTATTTCTTTTTTTATTAAATCTTGGACTGGTTTACCACCAATATTTAAATTATTCTCTGCCCATTTTAATAAAATTAGTTCTCTTGTTTCAGAATCATATTTTATTAATTTATGGTATGTTTCAAATCTTTGTAATAATGCTTTCACAGATTCCATAGAATAGCCTAAATCAAAAGCCATTTGCTTTTTTGTTATTGAATAAATTCCAATTTGAGTTGTACATTCATTTGTCATTAGATATAAATAGAAGTATTTATCTTCTGCTGTCATTTCTTCTTGGATGTAAGTGTTACTCCAAAAACTTGTTTGTATTTGTCTAAACTTTGCCATATTTACCTTCCTCCTATCTTTCAATAGAAATTTTTAATAAGTATTGTATAATTAAGTTACAGTATTTTATAGAAGGGAGAATTTAAAATACTTTAAGGAGGAGATATGGAAGAAAAATATCATAAAGGTTATATATTCCCAGATGAATTTTACAAAGAATATACAGACTTCAACTCACATAAAGATTTTATAAAGAAAGCTAAAGAAGAAGGAATTGAAATAATATTAAATAAAACTGAATATCATTCAGGTGTATCAAATCTGCCTAAAAAAGGTACATTTGAAGATGCAGATAAAATTATTGATAATTTTATAGCTAAACATAGTAAATTTAAGTCTCTAAAAGAAATGCTAGATACTGCAAAAAGTATCTATAAAGACCCACCTAGTTCACTTCCTAAATATTCTATTAAAGAAAGTGTGGCATTACCTGGACTTATTGCCCCAAATGACTATGAACTAGAATGTAATATATGTCGCAAACATATCACAATAGCTAAAGGGACTATTATTCCTAGATGTAACTGTGCTCCATTTTCAATCTACATGATTAGAAAAATTATCAAGTAATTTTTTAATGTAATAAAGAAGTATTAAATAATTTATTTTATTTTTAGAAAGTTTTTTATTAATTGTTGCTCCAATAATTATACGGTTATCCCAACCTCTTGTTTGAGCATAATTATGAGTGATAAAGCTGATTTTAAATTCTCCCTCAATATCAATAATAAAATCTTTTCTATCAAGTTTATTTTTTACATAAAATCTTTTAATTTCATGATTAACTAATTTTTTCAAGAGTTTAATACTCATTCTTCCTCCATTTCATAGAACAATTCCCTCCTCTATAAAATACTGTAAAAAAAATATTTAATTGCCAATGTCCAAGAAGCATTTTCTTATGGTGGTAATCCATTTAAAAACATAGTTTTCAACTCCTTGTAATATATGTTAGTCTTTATATAGGTAGCTACAAATAGTAATTATTTATAGCCATCTATCTAAGGACTAACCTTAGATTGTTCTTAATTCTTTAAGTTTTTTAATAAATTGGTTTTTTAATTAATGAATATTGCAGAGCAACTTCTTCACAAATTTGTCTTATTTCATATTCTCTAGCTGCTAATAACTGATCAGCAGTTTCTTTTTTATTTTCTTCAATCATTTCTTGTGTTATCATTTCATTTATTAAATTTGCTAATGCTTTTTCTATTTTTTTTCTATCTTTTATATACATTTAAGCCTCCAATTAATCTTTTAATATGTCTTTTAAAGTCCAAATTTCAATGTTCTTTGTGCTTATATATTGCCAAAGAACTTCATCATTATTACCAGCATCTAATTTTTCTTGATATTCTTTTAAAAGGTCACTTCTTAAATCTTCAAGTTGTTTTATTTTATTTTCAATATATTCTCTACTTTTCATAATCTAATCCTTTCTTTAATTACTTCATTCCTTTATAAAGTTTTTCAAGTTCTTTCATTGCTTCCATTAATTTTGGATGCTTCGAATCCATTATTTTATTTTTTATTTCTTCATACCAGCTTTTAGCCATATCTTTATTTATGTAATGGATTCTTTTTACCCCTAATAGATCCATTTGATTTTTTCCACCTATTTCTACCAAGTAAAAAATATATTTAGCTTCTTCATCTTTGAAATACAAGTCTTTTTCCATTTTTACACTCCTTAAAATCTTTTTTTAATTTCTTTTACAAATTCAGTATCAATTTTCAAAGCACAAGGCTCAATATTAAATTTTTCTGGAAGAATTGAATACTTAATATCAATTTCTCTTTTTGCTTCTTCCATTGATGTAAATGCTGAAAGAATAACATTATCATCATTTGTAATAATATAAATTGTTCTAAAAGCTTCAGGAACTTTATCTTTTTTCTTAGGCATTTACTTCACCTGCAATCTTGCAAGAATAGCCTAGTTTTTTAAGTTCTTCTGTGATTTCTAAAAGTTTCACATCTCCAAATTTTTCAATTAGTTCTTGTAGTTCTGATAACTTCATAATTTTTCCTCCTCTTTTTGAAGAAAAACTTGTAGAATATAAGAAAATATGTTATAATTAATCATAAGTTAAATTAGTGGAAGCCTTTGGTTTTCACTATTCAGTTAAAAGGGCTTCTGGCAGGTTGTCCTTTTTTCTTTTACTCCTATTATTCATCTTGCATTACTTTTCTAGCTATCATTCCTAATTCAAAATAATCATCTTTTATATTTTCTATTGCTATAAAAAACAATCTCTGAAATTTATCAAATTCAGCATCAGAAATTTTTTCTTCCAATAAACTAAATTTTTTTATAAGATTTTCAGTATCACTATTTTGAATTAACATCTAAATAGCCTTTTTCAACTAACACATTAATGAATTTAACAATTTTCTTATTTTCCATATTTTTCCTCTTAATAATTATAATAACTTAGTTTTCTATAATATAAAATATTGTTTCTATTTTGTCAAGTTTTTATGTAAAAAATATTTTCTATTTTAGAAATAATATTTTATTTTATAGTATATAAATCTTTTAAAATAATAAATTTATATTACATAAAACTTAGATAAAAATATTATTTCTATTTTAAAAAAGAAGTTTATTTTTTTACTTGTATTAATTATTAAAATGTTATATTATAGAAACATAATAATAAAATAGTCTTAACAAAAAGGAGGTATATCATGATAAAAATAAAAGTTTCAGATTTAATGGGAAAACATAAATTAACTATTGCTAAACTTATGGAAAAAGTTGAGCTTAGTAGACCAACAATTTCAGCTCTTTATCATGAAAAAATATCCAGAATAGATTTCGATACTATCGAAAAATTATGTAAATACTTCAATTGTAAAATTGAAGATTTAATTGAGTATATTCCAGATGAAACTACTCAAGATTAACTTAATCTTTCAGTAGTACAGTCCATAAGTTATAATGAACTTTGGGGAAAGTTGCTTATGAACCATACTACTTAAAGATTAATTATTTTTTGTAAAAAAAGGAGTTAATTATTTTGCAAAATTTTATAAAAATGAGACCTGAATTTGAAAAAATACTAAAAACTATCGAAAATGAAGAAGCAATCTCTCTTAATGAAATGAAATATCTTTTTAAATCTCCTAAAATACAATCTCCCTTGGGTAAATTATGGGATTCTTTGAAGAAACCTAAAAGATTTAATTATGATGATAAGGGAGATCTTATGAGAGCTTTTGGATATCTTGCTAAAAATAAATATATAATAAATTCTGATTATCTTACTCGTGGTGTTAAAGAATATTTTTCTGATAACATGAAAGTCTCAATAACAACAAAGGGCAAAGAGTATCTTTCTGAACTTGAAGATGAATTAGATGCTAGAGCTATTGCAGAAAGAGCAAATAAACATTCTAAGAATGCTAATTTAATTGCCTTTACTGCACTAGCTATAAGCATTTTAGCTCTATTTTATACATCATCTAAACAGTGAAATTATGGAATGATAAATACGATGGAGATTTCCTACTCTATAATGTAGATAAATCACAATTAAACTCATTATTATTGTGATCCTACTTATCCAAATTGATTGAATGGCTGACCTTACAAGAGGGTCTTTCATATTTAATTTTTTTCTTCTTTTCATAAAAAACTCCTATTATTCTATTATTTCTAATTGATTATAAATATCACTTGGTACATTTCCTTGCCATTGAAAACTATTTTTTAAAATATATTCATTGTAAGTTATAGCTATTTTGTTAGCTCTAATCTTTGCTTGTGTTGCAAGTTCATTATCAGCATTCTTATATGTTTCATAAATTAATTTATCTGATTTATATGTTGCAATCATAGCTCTAGCAGTATCTTCAACTTTTTTTAATCTCTCATAACTTACATTATCAACAACTTTTTGATAATTGTAATTAATCTTTTCTGTAAAGAAACCAAATCCAAACATCAATGAAATTATTAATAATATTCCGATTATTCCAAATATTATTCCTCCTATTATTTTCATTTATCTCCTCCTAATTCATATTTAATTATTGGATTTTCAACTTTCATAGGAATATCACTATATAAATATGTTCCTGTCCATTCCACATATTTTCCATCATTAGTAAAAAAGAATATTCCCATATTGTCATTTTCTCCATAACTTCCATCTACATCAGGTAACCAATCATTAAATGTACTTCCACTTGAATAATATTCACTATCAGGAGTTAAAAAAGAATTTAGAGAAGATACTTTACCATCAACTACAAATGTTCCAACTATTCCTCCATTTTCAGTGAATAAAACTATATATCCAAATGGTTTTACAACTGGACAAGGTAAATTGACAGCTTTTTCTCTTTGTCCATTTACCCAATATGTTCTACGGATAAGATTATATCTTTCTAGACTATAATCAATATCATTTGGAGTTGGTTGATTTTCTGCTAATTTACCTCCTAATTTTGCAGTTGACTGAATGTCTTTGTCAGTTCCAATTTCATTACAAGCTACAAATAAGCCAACTAAACATAATGCCGTTAAAAATTTTTTCATATTATTCCTCCTTTTTAATTTTTAGTATTGAAATTTTAAAAATAATATGTTAATATACAAAAGCAGAAAGGGATATAATTTCTTTTCATAGAATTAAAGAGTTCTTGGCGGGGCTCTTTTTTTTGTTGTAAAATTTTAAAATTTCAAGTATAATCTAACTGAAAAAATTAGTCAATTTCTTCTTGACTAACAGCAAGAATACCTAATTTAAAGTATTCTTCCTTAGTGGACATTATAATTTCATCAAATAGATTTAATAGATTTTCTTTAGTTTCTGGTGAAAAATCATTTTTTTCTATTTCAGATCTAAATTTTTTCTCTAATGTTAATGAATTTAAGTTTAATTTTTCAGCTGTTTCCAAACTTCTTAAAAATTTGATAAGATGTGATGTTTCCATAGTTATTACCCCCTAATAAAATTTTTAAAATTTATATACAAACTAATGTAGTTTATATTTTTTAAAAAAATATATTAATTATAAACTTATAAAGTTTATTTGTCAACTTTTTTTTATTTTATAAAGGAGAATTCATATGAGGACAGCAGGAGAAATATTAAAAGAATATAGGAAAAGTAAAGGTTTAACTGTTGAAGATTTTGCTAAAAAATTAGAGTTATCTGTTACATTTTTAAGATATTTAGAAGTCAATAAAAAATCAATATCAAAAAGAGTTTTAGAAATCTTAAAAATACTATTAGATGAAAAAGATTATATAGACTTACTAGAGTATGAAAGATTTTTTGCATTACCTGATCATATAAAAGATGAAGTAGATAAATATATATCAGATGAAGATTATATTTTTTTAAGAAACTTTCCAGAAGAAAAAAAAGAAAAAATTAAAAATTATATAAAATTTTTAGAATTTGAAGAAAAAGAAAAAAATAATAAATAAATTAGTAAGTATAACTATTATTTTACCAAAATGGTTGAAAGATACTGTAATAAAAAAAGATAATATTATCAAATGTTTTAAAAAGTGCTTTTATTAGAAGAATTAGATTTATAATAAAATGGAGGATAATAATTCTCCATTTTTATTTACTAATTTTTCTCTTAAATCCTACATTTACTACACCATTAACTTTCTTCCAATAACTTATCTTAAAAAATTTAATTGACATATAAATTTTTTAAGTTTATAATTTTGTAAAAATAACATAAAAAATAAACTTATTTAGTTTTAAAATAAGAGGTCTATATGTATGACTATGATTTTAACTATTTAATAAAAATAATCTCAAAAGAAAAAATTGTATATGATAAAACAGAATATCAAAATGTTATAGAAAAATCTGTTTTTTCTAATAGAAAAACATTTAAACAAGGTTATAAAGAACTTTCTAAAAAATATAATGAAGAAAATTATTTAATTCTTACATATCAAAAAATAAGGAGGAGCTGGTATGAATGCCCAAAGCCAAGAATTCGGATAAAGAAATAGGTCATAATTTTTGCAGTTGTGGAGAATATCTATACTCTGAAAAAGAAGAAAGAATAAGAGTAGCAAAGGGTAGAAAAGTTACAATTTACCTAAAAAGAAGAGAAATAGAGATAATTTGTCCAAACTGTGATGAAATAACAAAAGTGAAATTCTAATGTATGGACTAGATAGAGCTTGTGTCTTTGTTGATGTCCAGACCGATATTTTGTATGTAAGAGAAAGAATAAAAAAAATGTTTCCTCATTCTTTTTCAGAAAGTCTTTCAAATCATACAAATAATTACAAGATTGATAAAAAGAATATTAATTACATTAAGTTGGAAGAAAAAAAAGTAAAAAAAATATCAACAATAAAAATAGATTTTTCTTATCCACGGTTTTTTGAAGATGATAATATTTTTCCATTATCTGATGAAATAAAAAAAATTATAGTGGAAGATAATCTAATAAAATTAATCAATAGTTTGATTGATTATGAAATAACAGAAGATGAAGTAAAATATGAATATTTTGAATTTACTACACAAGAAGTTGTAGGAAATTTCTATAAATTTCATAATATTGTGAGTTATTTTTTTAAAGCACTTACAAGAAAATATGATGATTTAGATAAGGTTCAATATTATAACTTCAATCAAAATGAAAATAAATTTTATACAACAGGTTTTACATTCCAGCCAATGACAGGTTGGAAAATTAGACTTTACTCAAAAGGTCATGAAAATAATAAAAAAAATATGAGAAAAGTCAAGGGAGCAATTCTAAGGCTTGAACATAGGTTAACTAAGAAAATTATAAAAAGCTATTTTGAATTTAACTCAATAAAATATATAACAATAAAAGACATAAAAGATTGCATTCAAAACACAATATCACAAACTTTGGGAAATATACTGATTCAAGAGGTAGAAAAATCAGTTGAAGTCCTTAAAGAAAAGTTTATAAATTTTAGATGTCAAGATTTAGATTCACTAATTAGAGATAATTTAGAGTGGGTATTTGACTATAAAATAGTTGATGATATTGTTACTAGTAGTAGCAATAAATGCTACAGACAGGTTGTTTTTTATCGTAGTAAGATAAAAGACATCCTTACTCATTCACAACAAAGAGCATCTCCACAAAGAGATTTTTTTTCTAATATAGAGAGGCTCGAACTATTCTTCGCAAATCTAATACTCTTTAATTGCAAAGTCAAATGTGATACCAAAAATCATTTGGCATTTTTTTGCAAAAAGTAGGAAGAAAAAACTTCCTATTTTCACACTTTCAAAAAAATTTTTCCATTTAATATCAATGCTTTTTAATAGTTTTCTCGCGTGATAATAATGTGAGGCACTTTAATCCTGAAACTGAAAATATAATTATTTGTTTTTATAATGCAAAGATTTAAAACAAATTAGAACGGGGAGGTTATGTAAATAAAAAGATGAGTTAATTAGTGAGGTATAGAGATGAGTAAAACAGATAATTTTAAAGAAGAACAATTAGTAGTTTTGGAATTATATATAAAACTTGAAATTACTAAGTTTAGTACAAAGAAAAAAGATTTGTATGATGAAATACAAAGAAAAACAAAATATAACAAGAATACTATTATCTCTTGGATTAATAGATATCTTGTTAAGTATAAAGAAATCAGAGCTGAAATAGATGAAAAACAAAATGCAAAGATATGCAACTTTGAGGGCTTGACAGAAAAACAAACTAAATATGTTATATACCGAATGTCTGGAATTGGAAAAGAAGAGGCAAAGGTTAAAGCTGGATATAGTGAAAAGACTAAGACAGCTAACATAGAAAGAAGTCCAAAGATTGCTAAAACAATGTTGGAATTAAGAGAGGTCCTATTTCAAGATACAGAACTAGGGGCATTTAGTATAGCATCAAAATTAGGAAAAGTAATAAATATGGCAATGGAAGGGGCAGAAGTAGTTGAGTATGTTGATGAGAGTGGTCCAGATGGACATACTATCAATAAGAGAGTACGAAAAGACAAGCCACTCATTGCAGCAGTAGGAGCAGCAAGAGAGATTAACTTAATGCTTGGTTATAGAGTAGTTGATGAAGCTAAGTTAAGAGCAACTATAAACAGTGAAAATGACACAGCTGTGAGTGATGAGGACTTCGAGTAATCAAAAAGGTACTGTGACAGAATTTTTTTATTAGAGGGTGCGGCTGGAGGCTCGAAACTTTTCAAATACGAAATTTTTTGATTTCCTTCCCAGTTCCAAATTTTATATATACGCATGGGAGAAAATATGATACTTGCAAATGAAAAACAATTATCAAAAATTCTTAATATTTCTGACAGAAGAGTTAGAGAATTATTCAAGGATTATAAATCAGAAAATGGAAGTTACCCTCTTATTAAATGTGTAACTGAATTTATAAATCAAACCAGGAGTGGAGATATAAACCTGGTAACACAAAAAACTATTGCAGAAATTTTAGGGCTTAGTGAAAAAACAGTTAAAGAACTTGCAAATCGTGGAGTGTTAGAAAAAAATTCTAATGGCCAGTTTGATTTGAAAGATAATTTAAAAAAATATTTAACTGTTACTGATGAAAGAAATAAGAAAAAAGCAGTTGAAAGAGAGTTACAACAATATAAACTTGAAATTTTACAGGACAAATATCACTTAGATGAAGATGTCAAATATGTTTTAACTGATATTTTAATTAAATTCAAAGCAAGATTACAAGCAACAGCTATAAAAATTGATAATGAAATTGATGAAATATCAGGAGCTAATAGGATAGATTTTTTAAAAAATACATTAATAGACTGCTTGGAAGAACTAGCAAATTATGATCCACCAAGTAACAGGAGAAAAACAAAAGATGTATGAAAGAACTAGGGAATTAATAAGAGAATGTTTAAGAATATTAAGGCAACCTCCACTTGTAAGTATTATGGAATGGGCAAATCAATATAGAGTTTTAGATACAACATCAGCAAAAGAAGTTGGTAAATTCAATGTTGAAAGAACACCATATATGATAGAAATATATGAAAAAATAACAAAAGGAGAAACTAAGCAAGTTACATTGATGATGGCAGCTCAACTAGCAAAGAGTGAATTAATCATCAATACAATTTTGAGATATGCTCATTTAGATCCTTGTCCAATGTTAATAGTTCAACCAACTGATGAAATGGCTAGAAGTTTTTCAAAGGAGAGAATACAACCAGCCATAAATAATTCTATATTGCACACAATTATTAAAGAACCTAGTAAAAAAGACTCTGGAAATACTGTTACACACAAAATGTTTCCAGGTGGATATATAGCTTTTGTTGGAGCTAATTCACCATCAAAATTAGCTGCAAGACCAATTAGAAATATATTTCTTGATGAAGTAGATAGATATCCAAAGAGTTCAGGAAATGAAGGAAGTCCTATTTCGCTTGCTAAAAAGAGAACTTCCACATTTGATGATATTACAAAACACATTATTACAGGAACTCCAACAGTGAAAGGAAGCTCTGAAATAGAAGATGAATATAACAATTCAAGTCAAGCTGAATGGTATATTCCTTGTCCTAACTGTAAGAAAGAACAGACTTTTAAATGGGGAAATATAAAATTTGAACTTGATGGAAGTAATGTAAGAATGGTTTGTCCTGATTGTGGTAAAGCATTTAATGAAAAAGAGTGGAAAAAAGGTAATGAAAAAACTGGAAGATGGATACATAAATATCCTGAAAGAACAAAAAATCTAGGTTACCACCTGAATGGACTAGCTAGTCCATTTAGAAACTGGGAATCTATTGTTCAAGAATGGCTAGAAATTAAAGGAGATGTTGAAAAACTAAAAGCCTTTATAAATACGGTTCTGGCTGAAACATTTGAACAAGAATATACAGGAAGGTTAGATCCTAAGAAACTTATTAAGAGGACTAGAGAAAAATATAGTTATATTCCTGATAAAGCTTTAATTTTAACAGCTGGAGTAGATATTCAAGATAACTGGATAGCAATAGAAGTTGTTGGTTGGGGTCTTGGATATGAAAGCTGGGGAATGGAGTACATAATTTTACATGGAAATATGAATCAATCAGAAATTTGGGACAGATTAGATAAAGTTCTGGATAAAGAATATTTTTATCAAAATGGAGACAAATTAAAAATTTATTCAGCCTGTATAGATACAGGAGGACACCATACTCAAAAAGTTTATGATTTTGTGAGTCCTAGACAATACAGAAGAATAATTGGGATTAAAGGGCTTGGTGGAGAAAATGTTCCAATCAGCAATGGATTTAGAAAAACTAAAAATAAAGAAATAGACTTATTGTCTATTGGGTCAAATGCTCTTAAAGATATTGTTTCAGGAAGATTAGATGCAAGAATTAATGAAGAGGGATACTGCCATTTTAATGGAGAATATGGAAAAGGATATGATTTAGAATATTTTAAATCTTTAACAGCTGAAATAAAAGTACAGGAAAATCGAAAAGTAGTTTGGAAAAAAATTCAAACTAGAAATGAAGGTTTTGATTGCAGGTGTTATGCTACAGTTCCATTTTCAATATTTAGAATAGAACCTGAAAATCTAGCAAATCTAAGTAGAGCAGAATTATTAGAACTATCAATTAATGGAGCTTTAACATCAAAGAAACAGGAAATAACTATTGACAGAAAAGGGGTTGAAGTATGAGAAATATAGCAAGTTTTGAAAATAAATTAATAGAAATAGAGGAAGCTGAAGAGGATCTTATTCTACATGGCTCTGCCTGGTTTGCTGGTGTTGAATTTTTAAAAGAAAATCCAGCTGATATCAAAAAAATGGCTGATTTAAAAGAACATTATAAGAAAAAAATAGATGAAATTTTAAATACAAAAATAACAGTTCAGGAATGTGAAAGATATATAAGACTTTATTTAGAAGCAGAGGAAGCAGTTCTAAAAGGTCAAGAATATACAATAGATGGACAAAATTTAAAAAGAGCTGATTTGGAACAAATAAGAAAAGGTCGGATTTGGTGGGAAAATAAAAAAGCTCAAATAGAGAGTGGAACAGGAGAAGGAATAAGATTTTTCCAAATAGTTCCTCATGAGTTTTAGGAGAAGGTATGAAAAAAGCTGATATAAATAAATTAAACCAGGAACTAAAAACTGAAAAACTAAAATACCAAATAGAAGCTATGAGGCAACAAAGAGAATTTCTTAATTATAGTCAATCTGGTGCTAGTACAACAAAAATCGCATTTAAGGGAATGTACAATTCCTTAGACACTACAAAAGATGACATTGAAGATAACAAAGAAATCTTAATGGCAAGGTCAAGACAGCTTTTTATGGGAAATCCCATTTCAAGAGGAGCTATTCTCAAAATAAGAACTAATGTTATTGGAGATGGATTAAAACTAAAAAGTAGAATTAATAATTCTTTACTAAATCTTTCTACTGATGAAGTTGAAAGAATACAAAAAGAAATTGAAAATATCTGGACTTTATGGGCTGATAGCACAGAATGTGATATTCAAGGGGATTTAACATTTAATCAATTACAAGATTTAGCAATGATTACTTACTTAATGGATGGAGAATGTTTTATAAATCTTCCATATCATCAAAGACAAAATGAACTATTTGATTTAAAAGTACAGTTCCTGGATTCTTATTATTGTGAAGCACAGGAAAGCAATGACTACTTGTATGAGGGAGTAGAAACTGATGAAAAGGGAGTTATAAAAGCATATCATTTCAGAGATAAGCATTATCAATACACTAGAATACCTGTCTTTGATTCAACAGGAAGAAAACAAATATTAAAACTAATGGAAAAAGAGAGAATAGGGCAGGTAAGAGGAGTACCACTTCTTGCACCAGCTCTTGAAACATTATCTCAACTTTCAAGATTTTCCAATGCTGAACTTATGAATGCAGTTGTTAGTGCAATGTTTACTGCTTTTATAAAACAAGATAATAATACAGGAAATACTGGGAAAATAGGTGGTGTTGGAGAAGGAATATTTCAAAAACCTAATGGATTTGGAAAAAGATATGAAGGAACTGAATTAAGTATGGGTTATGGAAACTTTGGAGTATTAGAACCAGGACAAGATTTAGTTTTTGCAAATCCAAACAGACCAAATTCAAGATTTGAAATGTTCTTTAATGCCCAATTAAAGCAGATAGGAACAGCCTTAGAAATTCCATTTGAAGTTTTACTATCTTCATTCAATGCTAGTTATTCAGCTTCAAGAGCCTCACTCTTGGAAGTAGGTAAGATGTATCGTAGGAGAAGAAAATGGATGTCAAGGTCATTCTGTCAGCCAATTTTTGAGCAAGTAATTGAAGAGGCAGTCCTAAAAGGTTATATAAATTTACCAGGATTTATAGATAATCCTGTTAAGAAAAAAGCTTATTTAGGAGCTGAATGGTATGGAAATTCACAAGGACAAATAGACCCAGTGAAAGAAGTTAATGCTTCTATTTTAAAAATTAAACATGGATTATCTACTACTGAAAGAGAAGCAATGGAGTTAAATGGTAGTGATTGGAACGAAAACTTAAATCAATTAAGTATAGAAAATAAAAAGAAAAAGGAGGTTGGATTAGATGGATATACTAAACCAGGCAAGAAAGAATAAAAATGAATTAAATATTCAAATATATGGTCAGATTGGGGGCTTTTCTTGGTTTGATGAGCCTGTAAGTGCAGACCAGGTATATAAAGAACTTGAAAATTTTGGAAATGATATAGATGTTATAAATCTTTATATCAATAGTCCAGGAGGTTCTGTAACAGAAGGATGTGCAATTTATAGTGCTTTAAAAAGACATAAGGCAGTAAAAAATGTTTACATAGATGGACAATGTTCATCAATAGCATCAGTTATAGCTATGGCTGGAGACAAAATTGCTATGAGTCCAGTTGCAACTATGATGATACACAACCCAATTACTGCATTAGCTGGTGATGCAATAGAATTGAGAAAAACAGCAGCTATTTTAGATATTATGAAAGACACAATTATTAATGCTTATGTTACAAAATCTCATTTAAGCAGAGAAGAAATATCTGCATTAATGGATACAGAAACTTATTTTACAGCTGATCAAGCTATTGAAAAAGGATTTGCAACAGAAAAAATTGTATTTGATATTAAAAATTCTGAATTTTCAAACTTGGAAAACTTTAAAATAAGAGATAAACAAATTATTAACAGTGGAAACACTGAAAAAAAAGGAGGAGAGAGCATGGGAGCAAAAAACATGCAGGAGCTAGAAGCTCAAAATAAAGAATTAGTAGAAGATATAAGAAAGGAGGCTATAGCACAGGAAAGAAAAAGAATAAATGACTTAGATGTACTTAATGAACAAACACAAGGCAAATGTAAAGAAATTATAGATGCAGCTAAGGAATCTGGTAAATCAAAAGCTGATATTGTTGAAGATGTACTAGCAAAATTTATTGAAAACAAAGGAACAGAAGAAAAAACTAAAGTTACTGAAAATAAAAGTCCTGCTGATATTTTAAATACTAGAAGAGAAGAAAGTAAACAAATAGAAATAGACAATAGAACACCTGGACAGACTGATGATACAAAAAATTTAATAGCTGATATTATAAATATGGCAAATGAAGATTAGGAGGAAATATGAAAAATAAAAAAGAAATACATGAAACAAGTAATTTGAAAAAAGATTTACAGTTTCCATTTTACACAGAAAAAGTGGAATTTGAAGCTGGAGAATATAAAATGGGAGATTTGGTGGAACTAACAACAGCTGGAAAAGTTAAAAAACTAGATACTGCTGCTGAAATATATGGTGTAGTAACAGATGATTTTACTGCTGATAGTAATAATAAGAAAAGCACTGTATATTTAACAGGTTCTTTTAATGAAAAGTATGTAGATTTTAATGGTAAAGATAAAGCTGAAGTAAAAAGAGCAGCAAGAAAACTTTTAATAATGATTAGATAAATAGGAGGAAATATGTCATCAAAAATATTTGGATTAATAGCATTAACAACAATAATAACACAAACAAAGGCACCTAAAAATTTTCTATATAACTTATTAATAGGAGAAGAAAAGGCTGAAAAAGTTGAGAAATTAGAAATACATACTAAAGAAGCTGGAAGAGAAAAAGCTCCACTTGTTGGAAAAAGAGAAAAAGGAATTTTTATAGATAAAACTGCATGGCAAGCACAAATAGTTGAACCAGCATATATAAAATTACAAACAGTTAATGAAGCTGAAGCTTTACTAGAACAACAATTTGGACAAGTTAAGTATGCAGAACCTCAAGATGTTGGAAAGAAAACATTAGCAGATGCTATGAAAAAATTTAAAGAAATAGGCTTTAGAACAAGACAATGGATGTTAATAGAAACTTTAATGACAGGAACTTGTCCTATGGAAGAAGGAACTCAAGGAGTTAAATATGGAGATGTAAATAAGGAAGTTTTAACTGGAAATGATCTTTTTACTAGCCCTAATTGTGACCCTATAAAATATCTTAAAAACAAACAAACTGAAATTCAAAAACAAACTGGAATAGTAATAGATACAGTTGTAATGTCACCTGACGCAGCTGATGCATTTCTAGAAAATCAAAAAGTAAAAGATTATTTAAATACTAGACATGCAAATTATGTTCGTGTAAATGATTCTAATCCAGAAAATGAAGATGGTAAAAAGGAAATAGCTTGGATTCCTACACTTGGAATAACAGTTTATTCTTTTGTTGATTGGTATGATGATATGGAAACTGGAAATACACATCAGGTTATCCCTAAAAAAACTTGTATAGGTATGAAAGCAAAAAGTTTTTCTTTTAAATATGCTGCAATGACTTTAAGACCTGAACAAGGAAAACCTGCTCAACTTCTTGTAAAAAAAGAAGTTGTTAGAAAATGGTATCCAGATACTAGTGAAGATGAGGAATTACAATACTTCTCAAGACCATTATGTATGCCTAATAAAGATGTTAAATCTTGGTTCATTGCAACAGTAATTTAAGGGAGTGATTAGATATGAAAAAAATGAGAGCTATTGAAAATATAAAAGTTGAAGAAACATTATATAAACCAGGAGAAGAATTTGAAATTGCTGAGGAAGAAACTCAAAGATTAATTAATTTAGGAGCTGCTGAGTTCGTTAGTAGCAAAATAGAAACAGCTGATAATGAGGGAACTAACTCAGAAGAAGAAACTAATGTTGGTGGATTAAAAGAGGCAAAGACATCTAGAAAAGGTACAAAAAATGAATAACACTTTTAAAGATGATATTGATAAGACCTTTTTTACAGATTTTGCTGAAAAAATTGACCTCTCAGGGATAAAACTTAAGGCAGTAATAACAAAAGTACAAAGTAATCCAAAATTGACAGGAAAATTTAAAGAAAGTCTTGACTCTACTACATTAATAAGAAATGGTTTAAAAGTCTCTATTAAAACTAGAGACTTACCAACTTCTATTTCTATTGAAGTAGGAGAAGAAATAAAAATTAATAAAATTTCTTATTATGTTTTTGATATTGAAAAAAGACATGGAATGACACATATATATGCACAAAAATATGAGGGATAGATATGTATACTCTTGAAATATCAGATGAAAGTTTAAAAAAACTTGAAAAAATTGGTAAAGAATTTTCAGGAATGGATAACAAAATTGTAAAAGAAGCACTAAGAAAAGCCCTTAATTATGCCAAAAAAGAAGAAAAGAAGTTTATAAAATCCAGGTATTCTTTGCAACAAAAAGTTGATGCTAATTCTTTAAAATCAAAAATAACATCAACTGATGGCGTTCTTTTAGGAAGTACTAAAAGAAATAAAGTTTCTGAATTTGCAATATCTAAACCAAACCCTGGAAAGAGCAAACAATATATAAAAACAAAAATAGTAAAACCAAGACCAGAAATGACTTGGAAGACATTATTTTGGGCTTTTTGGAAAAATGGTAATCCTAAACTTATGTTTAGAGTAGGAAAAGAAAGGCATAAGATAACATTAGCAACCTCTTTATCTGTAAGAAATATGGGATTACAGATTGATAATGAAAAAATATATGAAGAAATTCAAAAAATATTTTCAAAAGTTTTAGAAGAAAGGATAGATGAATTATGGAGGGAATAAATCCATTAAAAAAGAACAGTTTAGCATTAGAAGGTGCTATAAAAAAAGCATTTTCAGAAGCTAAAATAGAAAATTTTAAATTTTTTAGAAGTTATATTCAGCCTGATAATCTTGAAAATAGAATAAATAATGCTGGAAGTAATAAAGAAAATAAGTTCCCATTTGTTATTATAAGACCAATAAAATCTGTACAAAAAACTAAAAATGGGGTTACTTCTAAAATTGCTACTTTCCTAATTAGATTGGGAACAGAAAATAAGAACTATGAAGAGGGATTTTATGAAATAGCTGGAATAGCAGAATATTTAGTAGCATATTTCACAAAGCATTCATCAGCTATTGAAAGAAAAGATGGTTTTAGTTATTCAATAGATTTAGAAACAATTGAAGCTTTCTTAAATGAAGAAATGACTGGTGGAGACTTTTGGATTTATGACATTCTTTTACAATTAAATATTCCAACCGTTCCACATACAGCATATATAGAAGAAACTAAAAGAGAAGTTTCAAATGAAAAGGAGGAAAAATGGCAACATTAAAAAATGATAAAGAGAAAGATAAATCAGCAGTTACAGAAACAACAGAAACAACAAATAATACAGAAATAAATGTAAATACTGAAACATCTAATACAGAAGCAGTTACTCATAATCAAGTAACTACTGAAATAAAAGCAGAAAAAAAAGAAGATAAAACTGATAAAACTTATATCTACATTGGTGAAGAACTTACAAAAGATGGTTTTATCTTAAAACATAAAGGTTTCTATACTTCTGAACAGTTAAAAAGAATAGAAACTGGAATATCAGACTATGATGAAATTAAGGAAAATTTCATAGATTTAGATGAATATAGTGAAAATAGATAGGAGGAAAAATGGCAAAGTTTCAACATGGTACAAGTTATAAAGAAATGCCTTCAGGCTTAAAAATATTTGCAGAAACTCAGACACCAACTGTAATAGTTGGAACAGGAACTATTAACATGGGAGATATGAGCTGTGTTAATAAACCTATTCTTATTCAAAACTCAAAAGATGCAGCTACTTATTTTGGAGGAGCTAATAATATAAAAGGATTTACAATCAATGAAGCATTATACCTAGCTTTTAATGTATATAATGTAAAACCTATTATTGTTATAAATGTTTTAAACCCTAGTGGGCATAAAACTGCTCATACTGAGCAAGATATTGTTGTAAAAGATTTTAAGGCAACTCTTGAAAAGATTGGAATTATAAATGATGAAAATTTGATTATTAAAAATGGTGAAACATCTACATTGATAGCAAAAGAAAAATATTCTTGTTCATTTGATAATGAAGGAAAGTTAATAATTACATTAGCAAAAACTGAAACATCAGTTAAAAAATTAGAAGTTTCATATAATTTTTTAGATGTTAGCAAATTAAAAGAAACTGATGTAATCGGAAGTATAGATCCACAAACATTAGAAGCAAAAGGACTTGAATGTTTAAAGGAAATATTCCCTAAATATTCAATGATACCTAGTTGTGTAGTTGCTCCTGATTTTTCAACAGCAAAAATAAGAGTAGCATTAGATGCAAAAGCAGCAGTTATAAATGATAAATGGGCATCTATGTCAATTCCTGAAATGCCAAATACAACAAAGTATGGAGAAGTTATAGCATTTAAGAAAGAAAAAAATTATATAGATGCTGACCAAGCAATCACTTGGGGTTGTCCATACATTGAGGATGAAGTATTTCACTTCTCAACAGTAATGGCATTACATATGCAATCAGTAGATGCCAAATTTGATGGTGTTCCTTGTGAAAGCCCTTCAAATAAAAATATCAAGATGCAAGGTGTTGGATATTATGAAGGAGCTACATTTAAAAGAGTTAATTTAGATGAAGCAGAAGCTAATTTATTGAATGAAAATGGAATTTCTACAATAATTAGACAACCAAATGGAACTGTGTTCTGGGGAAATAGAACCTCTGTATTTCAACCTGGTGGAGAAACAGATCCAAAAGATGTTTGGATACCTGTTAAAAGAATGTTCAAATATATAGGAAACACTATAATGTTGAATAACACTGTTGAAGTTGATAAGGGAATGACACCTTCACAAGCTAAAAGCATAGAAACTAATATTAATGTTTGGTTAAATTCTTTAACTAATGATAATAAATTACTTGGAGGAAGAGTTGAATTTAAACCTGAAGAAAATTCTGAACAAGATATGATAGCAGGAAAATTCAAATGGCATATTTATTTAGGAGCAATTATTCCAGGGGAAAGCTTGGAATTTAGATTGGAGTATGACTCTAAATATTTAAAATTATTATTTCAAAGATAGGAGGACTAGATGATAAGGTCAACAATAATTGAAGATGCAATTATAAGATTAAATGGAACAGATGAGTTAGTTGGAATAGCAACTATAACATTACCAGATATAGAACATAAGACTGAAACTATAAGTGGACTAGGTGTAATAGAACATGATGAACCTATTCCAACAGCATTTAATGCTATGAAATTACAGTTAAAATTTATGAATAGATGTAAGGACATAGCATTTGAATATGGGAGTAATGTTAATTTAACAGCAAAAGCAGCAATATTAGTTGAAGATTCTGAAACTCATAATAATGATAAAGTTGAAGCCATTTATTCTTTTAAAGGAAAAAGAATAAAGACAAGTGGTGGAGATATAGGAAAAGCTGTAAAAAATGAAACAGAATTAGAGTTTTCATTGACTTATTATAAAGAAGAAATTCAAGGAAAAGTTATACATGAAATTGATGTCTATAACAAAAAAGCTGTTGTAAATGGTAAAGATTTATATGAAAAAGTTAGAAGTATTTTATCTTAATAGGAGGAAAAAATGGGAGATTTTAATAAAGAAATAAGAGAGGCAAATGCAGAAATAAATAAAAGAAATGGAGTAATTGAATCAGCAGTTGATGAAAAAAAAGATGATATTGAAGAACCTAAAAAAGAAAAAGGTTTAGTTAGAAAAATTAAACTTTCTGATGGTAGAGAAATAACATTTGATTTTGGAAAATTAACTGGAAATTCAATTATTGAAATAAAGAAAAATTATGGAAAATTAAGAAAAAAATCAGCAACATTAGTGGAAGAACTAGATGATTTTTATTATATGTTAGTTGCAGAATATGTATCTGCACATTCATATGAAACATTCTTAAAACTTTCATATAAAGATTTTGCAAGGGTAAGAGATGAAGTTAGAGATTTTTTGCAGGAAGATTAATAGAAGATCTTGAAAGAGAACATGCAAAACTTTTAGATGAATTAATAGTAGAACTTAACAATCCATTAGGAGTGAATATGAATATTTCATACTCATACTTAATGGGTTGTGATATATACAGAATAAGAGAACTTATAGAAACAGTTGAAGAAACTCTAAGAAAAAGAAGGAGGTGATATTGTTGGGAAAGAAAATGGATTTGATTATGAGAGTGCAAGGAGTTATTGATAAGTCTTTACCTGGTAATTTAAAAAAATTAGCTAATGAAGTTAAGAATTTAAGAGTTGCTAGGCAGAAAATGGAAAAGGCTCAAAGAACTTTAAAAGCTCAAAAAGAGCTAAACAAGGAGATAATGAACAATGTTTCTAAGTATAGAAAACTTAGAAATGAATTAAAGGCATTAGATGAGATAAAAAAGAGAAATAATAGTCTTACTGATGCTGAAAAAAAGAAATATGAAAGCTTAACCAAAAAAGCTAAAGCCTTAGAAACAAGTATAAAAGCACAATCTAAATCATTCCAAAAATATGGAATGGAACTTAAAAAATTGAAAATTCCTTTTGACAATTTGCAAAGTGAAATTGACCAAACTATAAAAAAAGAAAAAGAGTTACTTGCTCAACAATCAGCTATTGGAAAGATTAAAGGAACATTCCAGAATGTAAAAGGTAAAATAAAAACTGGAATGAAAGTTGCGGCAATTGCTACCATAGGTGCAGCAATTGGGATAGGAACTTCTTCTGTTAAAGAATATTTAGAATTTGATAAACAAATGATAAAAGTTAAGGCTTTAACAGGAGCTACTGCTGAAGAATATGAAGCTTTAAAGAAAAAAGCAATGGAAGTTGGAAAAACAACAATATTCACCTCTGAAGAGGCAGCAATAGGGATGCAAAAATTTGCTTTAGCTGGTCATAAAACTAAACAAATAATAGAAGAAATACCACCAATTTTTGATTTAGCAGCAGCTTCTGGAGAAGATTTTGTTATGATAGCTGATATGATATCAGATCATATGAAAAATTTTAATATAAAAACAAGTGATATGGGGCATGTTGCAGATGTTTTAGCTAATACTGTTTCAAATACCAATGTAAATGTTCAAATGATTAGTGAGTCTTTGAAATATGTTTCAAATAGTGCAATGTCAGCAGGAATGGATTTAGAAACTACAGCAGCAGCAATTGGTTTAATGGGAGATAGTGCTTTAAAATCAGGACGTTCAGGAAGATATTTAGTAGATGCATTGTCAAGCCTAAAAGAAGCTAAAGTTCAAAGAGCATTAAAAAAAATGGGAGTTAATGTCTTAGATGCTCAAGGAAAATTTGTTGGTTTTACTAATGTGATGAAACAACTAGATAAAGTTATTGATAAAAATAATCCTTTTAAAACACAAGGACAGCTAATAGAAATATTTGGAAAACAAGGTTCAGAAGCATTTATGAATATTCTTATGGCTGAGAAGGAAATAAATGGTACAACTTATAAAGGAGTAGAAGCATTAGAAAAATTTATTGAAGCCAATAGGAATGCTATTGGTAAAGCTAAGGAAATGTCAGATACCATTTTAGATAGTCCCTCTGGAAAATGGGCATTATTACAGTCAGCAATTTCAGATGTAAAGTTGAAAATAGGACAAGCTATTTTTACAAAAGGTGGAAAGCAATTAATTGATATAGCTATTGAATGGTTAAATGAACTTTCAAATGTTCTTTCTGGAAATTTTAATGATACAAAAGCTAATAAGTTTTGGCAGTCTTTTATAGAAAATGGAAAAATATTTTTAGATGCAATGATAAAAGTTGGGACAGTACTTTGGGGAATTTTTAGAATTCTAAATACAATAGGAATAGATAATATTATAGTATTTCTAACAGTTTTTAGTGTAACATCTAAAGTAATTAAATTTATTGGAGCATTTCAAAAGCTTACAACAACAGTACAGGCTGCTGGTGGAGTTATGGCAGTATTAAAAGCTGGAATAACTGCTTTAGGGGGTCCAATTAGTTTAATAATTGCTGGAATAGCTGTTCTTGGATACATTTTTTATAAATATTGGGATAAAATAAAAGCATTTTTTAAAGAAATTCCTAATATTCTTAAAGGAATGTGGGAAGTAATAAGTGGAATTTTTGCTCCAATAGGAGATTTAATAACTATGCTTGTAGAAGCAATGATTAATGCTCTTGCAACTATTGGAGAAGGTATTGTTAATGTAGTTCTATGGATATGGAATAAAATAACTTGGCTATGGGATAAAATTGTTGGAGTTTTTTCAGGATTATGGTCTGCTGTTACTAGGATTTTTTCTAATATTTGGGATAAAGTTACAGGTTTCTTCCAAGGTCTATGGGAAAGTATAACTGGACTTTGGGATAAAGTAAAAACTGGATTTTCTGAAAGATTTACAGCAATGTTAAATTCTTTTAAAGATACTATTGCTAGTATTGCAGAAAAAATAAAAGGCTTTTTTGCGAAGCCATTTGAACTTATGTCTGATGCAATAGCTGGTGCAAAGGAAAAAGCATTAGATTTTGCAAGAAAAATACCAGGAATGAAATACATCATTGGAGAAAAAGAAAATATAGGAACTGCAAAAGCTACAATAAATGGAAGTCATGCTAATGGATTAAATTATGTGCCATTTGACGGTTATATTGCTGAGTTACATAAAGGTGAAAGAGTTCTTACAAAAGATGAGAATGAAAGTATCTTTGGAAGTTTAAGAAATAGACTTCAAAATGCTACTCAAAGTAGTAAATCAGAAAATAACACAAGTAGTGAAAAGCCTATTACTTATCAAATTTACAATAGTTTTACTTTTAATGGAGTATCTGAAGATACTAAAAATAGCATTATAGAAAATTTACAAGAAAAGTTAAATGAACTTCAAAGACAATTAGAAAAAATGAAGGAGGAAAGAGAAACTTATGCAAGAACAAGTTTATAAGACAGAAGCAGGAGATACTTGGGATCTAATTGCTTTTAAACTCTTTGGGAATGAAAATCTTATGAAAGAGTTATTAGAAGAAAATATTGAACTCTCTGAAATAGTTATCTTTCCAGCTGGAGTTGAACTTTCTATTCCTAAAGTAAAAGAAGATAAAAAGAGAGGTGTTGCTCCGTGGCTAGTTCAAACTTAGTTAGGAGAGCCTCTCCTACCTTTTTTATAGATAATAAAGATGTAACTGAAGAATTATTAAAACATATAGTTGATGTTGAAATTATAGATAATTTAGAAGGTACATTAGATGAAATTATAATAAAACTTAATAATGAAAATAATAGATTTCTAACAACAAACTGGGCTATTCCAAAGGGAACTCAAATAAAGTTTGGAATAAAAACTCTTAATTGGAATAGTGAATTTGAAGGAGAAAGCCAAAGTGATGTAGGAATTTTTAATATAGATATAAGACAATTCAACAGAAAAACAGCAACATTTAAAGGAATATCTGGTCCACTTAATTCAAGAGATGTTAAAAGGTCTAAGATATGGGCTAATATCTCTTTAGAAGCACTTGGAAAAGAGTTTGCTGATAAATATAAGCTAAAGTATTTTTATAAAGTAAAAGACAATATCACTTTAAAAAATATAAAACAAGAGGAAGAGGAAGATTTTTCCTTCTTAAATAAGATTGCCCAGGATGAAGGAGTAAAGTTAAAAATATCTAGTGGAATCCTTATCTTATTTGAGGAAGAAATACTATCAGAAAATACTCCTCTTTTAAGTATTAGCTTGAACAATGTTGAGGAATTTGAAATAAAAGATAAATCTAATGATATTTATGATGCTATTGAAGTTAAATACTTTAATACTAAAAAACAAAAAGAAGAAAAAGCAATTATAACAAAACATGAACTTGAAACAGGACAAAAATCTGATAGTTATAAAAAAGTTTACTCTTTAAAATCCAGGGCTAAAAGTGGAGATTTAAAAAAATTGGCAAAGAAAACTCTTGAAAATATCAATAAAAGAGAGATAGAAACAACTTTAAAAATTATTGGATGTAAGGAGTTATATTCAGGTTGCATTATAGCCCTATCTGATGCAGGAGAATTTTCAGGAAACTATGTAGTAACTAGACTACAACACAATTTCCCAAAATTTACTACATCTATTGAAATGTACAAAATAAAAAAAGATATGAAAGAGGAGAAAAAATAATGATTTCAGTTTTAAAAGGAACAGTAGGAATTATACAAAGTATCAATACAGCTGATTATACTGCTACTGTACAACTTCCTGAATATAACAACCAAATAACAGAGGGATTACAGATTTTGTCTCCTATAACATTTGGAAATAAAATAACTTCTATTCCAAAAGTTAATACTCCTGTATTTTGTATATTTCTAGGAGATGATACAGAAAGAGGTTTTATAATTGGAAGTTATTTCTCTGATAAAAATGTAAGTAATTCACAAGAAGATGAATATAGAATAGATTTTCAAGGTTCAAGTTTAACAGTAAAAGAAGATGGGAATATAGAGTTAAAAGGAACTTTGACAAAAATAGACAGTGAAGTTCTTATAACAGGAGATACAACAATAGAAAAAAATATAATAGTTTCAAATAATGCAACAATAAATGGAAGTATGAAAGCTGAAAAAGGTTTTGAAACTAATAAGGCAACATTAAAAAATGGAAAATTAGATGTTGAATCTATTGACTATAAGGAGATGACTAAGAAATGAGTATATTAAATAGATTAACAAAAGACTTTTTAAATAATTTTACTACATTTGATTTTTCAAGTAATTTAGGAAGTTATGGAGATATTACTTTTACTGTTGCTCGTGGAAATGTTTTAACTCCTGATGCCATTGATTTAAGTATTTCATCTAAAACAGAAGATCATGACAATCTTGGAGAAGCTCCTTACACAGAGTTTATTCGTAGAAATTTAAGAACTATTTCTTTAAATATTAAGTTAGTTTATACACTAACTAACATAAATGAAGCAATACTAAAATTGGAAAAAATTTGTGAAAATGGAGAGTATTATCCACTTATCTTAGGAAATAAGCCTTTATCAAAGTATGGATTTATGTTAACAGGCTTTAAACAAGGAATAAAGAGTACAAATTCAAGTGGAGAACTAGAAGTTGTAAATTGTTCTTTAACTCTTAAAGAATATATCCCAAAGTTAGATAGACTTCTTTTACCTGCTACTAATAATTTAACTACAGAAAATAGAAGAAATAATAGTAGTGGAAAAAATAAAAAGAAAAATAAAAAAGTATTAAAGAAAAAATCTAAAAAGAATGTTTACTCAAAAGATAAAAATGAAAAAAAATGGCTACACGGATTAATTGAAGATGATTTAAGAGGATATTAATAGGAGGAAATATGATAGTTTCAAATAAGACTATTCCTCAACATCCAAAATTAATGGAATTATATATTCTGTTAAATACAAAAAGAGGAACAGTACCACTCCATAGAGATTTAGGAATAGATAATAGAATGGTTGATAGACCAATTACAGTAATAAAAAATAGTATTTTTAATGACTTACAAATTCAAGTTAGTAAGTATATAAAAGGTCTTACATTAAATAATGTTGAATGTAAAGCTACTGAAAATGGACTTGAAATTGAATGTGAGGTTGAAATAGATGAAAGAATTTAATTTAATAGACTCTAATCCTGAAATAATTTTAGCTGATGCTTTAAGATTTCATGAAGAAATTACTGGAGAAAGATTAGAACTTTGTACAAAAGAAGCATATTTATACTCAACAGTTGCAGCATTATTATCAAACATAAAAGCAAATATGAATGATGTAGCAAAACAAAACTTCTTAAAATATTCAAGAGAAGAAAGATTAGACTTAAAAGGCAATTTTTATGGAGAAAGAGGAGCTAGATTAAAAGCTAACAAAGCAAGAACTACAATTAGATGTCATATTTCATCAGTTGTAGCAAAAGATGTTGTTATTGCAAAAGGTACAAGATTTCTTTATAAAAATTATATGTTTTATACAGAACAAGAGTACAAAATAAGAAGTGGGGAAACTTATGTTGATGTGATAGCTGTTGCTGAAATTGCTGGTAATTTAGGAAAAATATTAGCTGGTGAAATTAAAGAAATTGTTGATAGATATGAGTATATGAAAGAAATAACTAACATTACAGATGTGACAGGTGGTAGAGAAGAAGAGGAAGATGAAGAGTACAGAAGTAGATTAGAACTTATTCCTGAATCATTCACTACAGGTGGTTCAGAAGGCTCTTACGAATATTGGGTTAAGAAATCATCTAACCTAGTTACGGATGTCTTTATAAACAGTCCTAAACCTAATTACATTGATATTTATATTGTGAATGGTTTGGAACATATATCACAAGAAGAAAAAACAAAAATAAAAAATTATATAGTTGAAAATAAAAATATTAAAGTTTTAAATGACCAAATAGAAATTAAAGATCCAATATTTCATAATTATAATATTGATTTAGATTATTGGGTTTATGATAGTTCGTTAGTATCGAAATCGGAGATAGAAAAAGAACTAACAAATTCATTAGAGCAGTATACTAAATCCTTCAAAATGGGAGAAAGTATAAACTTGCAAGATATTATAGATATTTCTAAAAGTGTTGAAGGTATAAGAAGAATAGAAATAAAATCTCCTCAAACTTATAAAGGGCAAAAATTTTATTTAGCAAAATGTGGAACTATAAATATTTCTTACAAAGGAGCAGAGTCAAGGTGAAAGAGCAAAATTTTATATATGATGTAACGAACATAAGAGACCTTGCTCCTGATATTTTAAAAGATAATAAGCAATATAAAGTTATATTAACTGTTATAGATGCACTTATCTCAAAACACATTGTTGCTAATATAGAATATTTAGAGTTTCTTGAAAGAATAGATACTATGACAGAAAAAGAGATAGATATGCTTGCAAAAGAATTAAGTGTAGATTTTTATGATTTTTCTATGTCTATTGAGGAAAAAAGAAAAGCATGTAAATTATCTTTTCAAATCCATTCAATTAAGGGAACAAATAAGGCTATTCAAGATGTTTTAAATATCTTTTATGAAAAAGCTAATATATTGGAATTTCCAGAATTTAATGGGGATAATGGAACATTCAAAATAGAAATTATGGGAACAACTAAAAATAACCTAGATATTATGATAGATAGAGTGGAAAAAACAAAAAAGAAATCACAACATTTAACAGGAATTACTTTTAAAAATAACTCTGTATCTCTTTTATATATGGCAACACATATGAGATATGGAACAAAAGTAATACTATATCCACAACCAAGTTACTTCTATCTTAATAATCTAAATTTGGTAAATAAAAATGGAAAATATACTTTAGAAAAAAGAGGTGAAATAAATGGCTGATTTTAATAGTCACATCATTACAAATGCTGGAAGAAACCTTTTAGCAAGAGCATTAGCTGGGGAAGGTAAAGTTCTATTTACCAAAGCAGCATTTGGAGATCAAAAACATTCAGGAAATTTAAGAGAAGTAACTGAATTAAAAAATAAAAAACTTGATTTAAATGTAATGAATATAAGAAATGATAATGGTACTGCTGTTTTAACAGTACAAATATCAAATGAAAATGTAGAACAATCTTTTCAAACAGAAGAATTTGGGGTATATGCAAAAATTGAAGGAGATATAACAGAAATCCTTTATTCATATACAACAGCTGTATCTGCTGATACTTTTCCAAACAACAGATTAGGAAAAACATATGAATCTATTCAAGATATCTATATGGCTATTTCAAGTGATATAGAAGCTGAAATATATGTAAGAGATGGTGTTATTTATTTAACAAGAGATATTGCTAACCAAGTTTATACAGAAACAGGATTAACAGCTGTTGGTACTTTGAAAGGAAGAAATAACTTAGAAGCAGATAAACAATATCTAGCAGATAATGGACATTGGTATAAAAATATTGGTGGAAATAGAACTTGGGAAGCAACATCAGGAACTCCTGATGAACAATTAATTCCAATAACTTGGAAATACTTATATGAAAGTCTTAATAATAAAGAAAATCAATTAATACAAAATCTTAATGGAATTTTAGGACAAAATAATGGAGAGTTTCCTGTTGAACAGGCAGTGGTAGGAAATATATATTATTTTCCAAGAAATCAAAAATATTACTATTGTTTAAAAAGCCAAACTAGTAGAGTGAGTGTTCCAAATGCAGATTTTGAAGAATTGTCTATTTATCAAAATCGGAAGAAATTGGAAAATTTATACAAATATAAAGAAGATGTTATAACAATAATGAGTAATAAAAATACTAAAGCTACATTTGTATTAATGGCATTGGGGCACATTAGAATAGTGAGTTTTAGAAACATTAACGTACATAATAGTTATGAAACTATTTTTCCAAATATACCGAGCTGGTTTTGTCAAAATACAAAATCTATGACATTTTCCTGTGCAAATGGCAGTGGTGGCTATGGCGGGGAGGTTAGTGAATGCCATTTCGACCCAGTAAATAGAGTACTTAAGTTTTACCCTAATACTATGAATGGGAGTAAGGAAATTGAATTAACGGGACAGTGTATTTCCGTTTCTTTAGAAACTATATAAAATTTAAACAGTCTGCTGCAACTACATTAGAAAATGTATACTTAACTGGCTTTAACAACACAAGTTTTAGTTTTGTAAAAGACTGTGTAGATGCTGGTAGAGCTAATACTGTAAAAATAGCTTATACAGTCTTTTATGTTTAATTTGTACACTCATAAACTATCAGGACTTTATAGTCTATATACATGTCTGTTCTAACATCTGAAGTAATATTTTAAGTTTAAATTTATATTTACAGGATATATAACAGAAGGTCAAACGGGAGAACACCTTATGCGACAAGTAGTTCATGACTATTATTCTAAAATAGTTACTAGTAAACAAGTTAAATTATATGCTTTTGGAAATCAGTCTTTAGAACTAACTATAATAGGAACTATTTAAAAATTAGTATCCTATTGCTATATAATTAACTCTTATTTGTGTAGTTTTATTTTTGGCAAGAATTTAAGGTTTCATTTTGTAGTTTTGAGCATATTTTTATATTTTTTCTTAAATATAATTTTTAAGATTTTTATATTTAAGACACTCAAATCTGCAATTTTAAATATAAAAAACTGAATAAATTTAAAAATCTATTCAAAATTGAAAGGAGAAAATTATGTTCTACATATATACAAAAGAAAAAATAGCAAAAGTAAAATTTTCTGTAAATTTAAGAGCTAAGGAAGTAAAAGAGTTTATGGGAAATAATTTATTTTTAGATTATCCTGAATTAAACAAAGATGATTATATAGTTGTTGAAAGTAATGAAGCTTTTAAACATCCGACTTATGATAGCATAACTAATACTATAAGAGAAATGACTAGAAATGAACTTATAGAAGAGGACATAGAAATTTCACTTGCTCCAGGAGAATATATAGAAAATAAAAAATTAAAGTTTGTCCCACAACCAAGTATTTACCATACTTGGAATACTGAAACACATAATTGGGATATAAATATGGAAGATGTTAAAAGAACTTTCAGACACAAGTTCAGAGAAATTCTGTTGGATAAGATGTTTGGTTCTTATGAGCATAGTGGTAAGATTTTCCAAATGAAAGAATATGATGAAATTAATTTTATGCGTGTAAAAATAGCATTAGACATTGCTGGAGAAACAGAAGACTATAGTGTCATTAAACAAGCCTTAGTAACATTGGGAATACCAATAACTGAAGAACTTGAAGAAAAAATAAAAGGTGCAATGAAAGTTGGAAAGCTAAAAAATCTTTTAAAAACTTTAACAACTCCTTGGAGATTAAAAGATGATTCTGTTGTAGATATGCCTCTTGGAGAATTAAATTTAATTTATTTTTCTTGGATACTAAGAGTTATAACTGCACAAAACAAATACACTGCTATAACAAAAAAAATATTAAAAGTTAAAACTGTTGAAGAACTAGAAGCTATTAAATGGGAATAAAAAGAAAAGAGGTAAAATATGAAAAAATTCGCATTAGTGATTGGACATAATCCAAGAGGAAAAGGGGCATACAGTAAATATCTAAATTTATCTGAATATGAATACTGGAGAGATGTCTGTGATGAGATAAATAACTTAGATGATAATATTGATATTTACTCAAGAAAACCTGAACAAAATTACATCCAAGAAATGAAACCTGTTGTTGCTGAAATTAATAAGCATAATTATGAATTAGCTTTAGAATTACATTTTAATGCTGCTTCTCAACAAGCAAATGGATGTGAAAGTTTAATTTATTTTAAGAATGAACAAGCTAAAAAATATGCTGAACTTTTTATGAAAAAATTAAAAACTGAATATGGAAGCAATATAAGAAAAGAATGGAACAAATTAAAAGAAAAGAAAATAGATAAAAATGGTAAGGAAGTAATGATAGAAAAGACAGTAGAAACAGAGGGGATAATCCTCATTACTGATTCCAAAACGAGAGGAGGTTATGGAATATGCAATACAAATTGTACTTATGTTTTGGTTGAACCCTTCTTCGGAACTAACGAAGAAGCAAGCAAATTTAAAGATGTTAAAAAAATGGCACATTTTATAGTTGATTTTATAAATAGTATGAAAATTTAGGAGGTTTTTAATTATGGATAAAAAATTAATATGGCAAGTTTTAGGATATATATTTTCAGTAGTTACTTATATTGCATTAACTTGGAGATATAAAGGAAAGGAAGAAGCAACAACTGAAGTAAGAAATGAGGTAATGAAACAAGAATTAGCTATACAAGGAAAAGGTTTAGGAGAACTTAAAAAGAAAGCAGTTCAAGAATTTGTTTCTAAATTACCACCTCATGTAAGAATTTTTATTAATGAAAATACAATAGAAGCAGTAGTAAAAGAACTACAACCAATTTTTAAAAAATTAAAAGAGGGGAAAGATAATGGAAATAACAAAACTAGTGACACATCCACTTTATGATGGAAAAAGACATGAGTTATTCCAGGATTATATTTATGAAGTTAATGGGTACAGGATTACTGTACCCAAAGGCTTTGTTACAGATTTAGCTTCTGTTCCTCGTTCATTTTGGACTATATTCCCTCCATTTGGAAAATATACTCCAGCTGCTGTTATACATGATTTTCTTTACAGTGAACACAATACAACAGGAATAAATAGAACTTTAGCTGATAAAATTTTCTTACATATTATGAGAGAATTGAATGTAGGATTTTTAAAAAGAAAGGCTATGTATAGAGCTGTAAGGCTATTTGGAGAAACTTCCTGGAAAAAGAAAAAAGATAATGAAGGCTATAAAGATAAAGCAGCAATAGATAAAACAGATGAAGCTATATCTTATTATGATCACTGGAAAAAGATACTTAAATTGTAATTAGGGGTTGATATAGTGGGGGTATTCATAGTAAAAGTTGGAGCATTTATAGTAAAAACATGGGCATATTTTATTGCTTTTTTAATTTGGCTTATTGGTGGATTTGATACCTTAGTAAAGGTTTTAATGGGGCTAATGTTAATTGATTATGCATCAGGAGTATATGCTGGATATAAGTTAAAGAATCTAAATTCAAAAAGAGCATATAAAGGAATAGAAAAGAAGTTATGGATTTTAGCTTTATTATGTGGAGCATCTTTAATGCACAGATTAGTTTCAGGTATTGGTTTTAGAAATTTAGTTGGAATATTTTATTGTGCAACTGAATTATTAAGTATTGTAGAAAATGCAGCAAAAGCAGGAGTACCTATTCCCAAAAAGTTAAAGAAAGCATTAGAACAGTTAAAAGATGAAGATAAAGAAAAGGAAGAATAAAAGGGCAGTTTATTCTGTCCTTTTTTTTTATTAAAAAAAAACTTTAAAGGTTCAAAAAAATATCTTGACTTTTTTGAACCTTTAAAGTATAATAGATATATAAGGAGGTGAGGAAATGTCAACTTTGAAGGAGGTATTGGAGATAATCTTTTACATCTTATCTATCATTGTTCTTATCAAGCAATTGAGAAAATAGTGAGAAATAAGATGTAATGAGAGAAAGGAGGGTTGAAAGTGATTTCACTCCTCCAATCTCCCTTACCTTCCTTTAAAAAATTAAAAACTAGGAGGGATATAATGGAAGTATTAAGAGCTATAAATGATATATTACAACCTATAACATTAATACTTGTGATAATAGTATTAATCAAATTAAATAAAAAGAAATAAGCCCTTTTAGTTATATAACTAAAAAGGCTTGAAAATGTCAACTTTGAATTTGTAATTTATTATAACATTTATATCAATTAAAATCAAGGAGGAAAAATGAAAGGTATAAAAAAGATGGGAAGACCTCCTGCAAAAGACCCTATTAGCTATAGTATAAAAATAGGGTTAAATAAAGACTTGTATGATAAAGTTATTGAATATAGTAATAAAAATGGCGATTCAATAGCAGAAATAGTGAGAGAGGCTTTGAAAATATTTTTTAAAAAATAAGGAGTATAAAAATGGAAAAATTAGAAATCAAATTAGTTAATAATTTTATAATTGATGTAGCAAAATTTGTTGAATATAAAGATAAAGAAGAAAGTGGTTATAAAAAACATCCAATGAAAGATTTTGATTGGGATTTTATAGATGATAGTCAAATTTTTGATAATGAAGTTTTTAGATATATAAGAAGTTTTAACTTTGAAATGAAATTATTGAAAGAAAGATTATTAAATGAAGAAAAAACTGAACATTGGTATCATGTAAGTGATATTTGTATAAAGTATTTGATAGAAATATATAAAATAATGAAAAAAACAGAAAATTTCAATATTTTCCACGGATTTAAAGATATAGTAGAAGATTGTTATCAAACTATTTTAAAAGATTTATATGATTACAAAAAAGATGACAATACTTTATATATAAATAATGTTGAAATTTTAGAATTTTTAGATGATATTTCTTCTGAAAATATGCCAGAAAACTTGAAAGAAATAGCAGAAGATTTTGGAAGAGAATTGGATACAAACAATAAACAATCCTTGAAAGAAATAGCAGACATAATTCGTGAAGATGATGAAAATTTTAGAATAGGATTACATTGGGAAAATCTCTCAGAAGCAAGAAAATTAGCTTTTGAAATATAAAAAGTGCTTTACTATAAAAAATGAACTTTAAACATAAAATGTACTCTAAAAAGAGAATAAAATTTTATGGAGGTAAAAAATGGAATTAAAAGAATTTAGTACAGCAGTAGGAACAGTTTTAGGGTATTATAAAGAAAGGGTTAAGAACTTAAAAGGTATTACAGATATAGATAATGCCTTAAAAGAAATTGGAAGAACTAAAGAAGTAAAAAGAGCAAAAGAATTAATTTATAATATTACTATGTCAAATAGTAATATAGAACTTGAAGACAGGATAAGAAGAAATATAAGTGATATAATGTTATTTGAATCAAAAGAAGCGTTAGATGGGAATTTAATGCTAGGATATTATTATAAGGAACAAGCATAA